TTATCAGGTAGCTCATTTAAAAAAATATATTATGACGAAGTTTTAGGCAGAGCTACATCTAAGTTTATTCCAGCAGAAGATGTCATAGTGCCATACGGAGCTTCAGACCTAGATAGCTGTGATCGAATTACTCAGATTGTGAAGCTATCTCAAAATGATTTAAGAAAAAAACAAATATCAGGATTCTACAGAGACATAGAACTTTCTCCTTATGAGGGAGATAATATTTCGGACATACAAGAAAAGAAAAACCAAATAGATGGTGAAAGGCCAAATGACTACAGCTCTGATGACATGACTGAATTATTAGAGATGCATATTGATATAGATTTAGAGGGTTACGAAGATATTAATCCAAAAGACAATGAACCCTCAGGAATAAAATTACCATACATTGTAACAATAGATAGAGGTTCAAATAAAGTTTTATCTGTTTACAGAAATTTTAATCAAGAAGATGCTTTAAGAAAAAAGAATGAATACTTTGTTCATTACAAGTTTTTACCAGGTCTAGGATTTTACGGCTTTGGTTTGATACACATGATTGGTGGTTTAACAAGAACCGCAACCACTGCATTAAGACAACTATTAGATGCAGGAACTTTATCTAACTTGCCTGCTGGTTTTAAATCAAGAGGACTTAGAATTAGAGATGATGATCAACCTTTACAACCTGGAGAGTTTAGAGACGTAGACGCACCTAATGGCATAATAAGAGAAGCTCTTATGCCTTTGCCTTACAAAGGACCTGACCAAACTCTTTTTGCACTATTAGGTTTTTGTGTAGATGCAGGTAAGCAGTTTGCTGCAGTAGCAGATATGCAACTATCTGAAATAGGTAGTTCACAGACACCAGTTGGCACAACCATGGCATTAATGGAGCGTGGAACAAAAGTTATGTCTGCTGTTCACAAAAGATTACATTATGCACAGAAGAAAGAGTTTAATTTATTAGCAAAAATATTTAAGCAAGTCCTGCCACCAGTATATCCATACAACGTTGCAGGTGGTCCAAGAGAAATAAAAGTTTTAGATTTTGGTGACGCTATAGATATTTTACCTGTATCCGATCCAAATATCTTTTCTATGTCACAGAGAGTGACACTTGCACAAAATCAATTACAATTAGCTCAATCTAATCCACAGATTCATAATTTGTATGAAGCTTACAGAAGAATGTATATTGCACTTGGTGTTAAAGATGTTGAACAAATATTACCAATACCACAAGGTCCACAACCTAGAGATCCTGCACAAGAGCACAGTGTAGTTTTAATGGGGCAGCCTTTACAAGCTTTCATGGAGCAAAGTCATGACTTACATATTAAGTCACATAGATTGTTTATGTCATCACAATTGGTTAGAACTAACCCGATGGCAGTTGTAAATCTAGTCTCTCACATTAATCAACATGTTTCTATGTTAGCAACACAGGTTGTAGATAGAGCAATGGTTGCAGAGGCAGAGAAATTACGCCAAGAATTTGGCGATCAAATACCACCAGAGGCAATACAGTCTTTACAAGCGAACAGACAAATGCTTATCGATGAACAAATAATGAAAATAACAGAGACTATGGTTGCTGAAGAAGCAGAAGCTATGCAAGATCAGAACATGGACCCATTAGTTTTACTAAAACAACAAGAATTAGCTCTTAGACAACAAGATTTAGAGTTAAAAGCACAACAACAAGGTGAACAACAAGGTCTAAGAGAAAATCAATTTGAGTACAAACAAGATTTAGACGCTATGAAACTGCAAAAAGACTACGATTTAGCAGATTTAAGAGCAAAAGTAGCATTGGAGAGGGCTAATGCCACTAAACAAGAAGGGTAAAAAGATAAAAAAGGCCATGGCTAAGACTTATGGCAAGAAAGAAGGTGCAAAAGTGTTTTATGCAAGCATAAACAAGGGTAAAATTAAAGGAGTAAAGAAAAAATGATGAATTTTTTAGTAGGCCCCATCGCAAATATGGTGGGAGATGCGGTAAAAGGCTTTGTTGAGACAAAAAAAGCAAAAGCAGACCTAAAATTGACTGAGATTAAGGCACAGAAGAGCCTTAAAGAGCAACAAATTGCAGGTAAAATCTCGTGGGAAGCTAGTGCAGTTGATCAAATGAAAGGGAGCTGGAAAGACGAATTTGTTTTACTAGCCCTGATGCTTCCTGCGATTTGTGTATTTATCGGACCTTTACGTCCACACATAAAAGAGGGCTTTGAGGTACTCGCAACTTTACCTGAATATTATCGTCATCTCTTATATTTGGCCTGCAGCGTCAGTCTAGGAGTTAGGGCGGCACCTGGTATCAAAGGTATGATCTCTAAGAAAAAATAATGACTTGTAAATGTGAAAAATGTGGTTGTGATTGTCATTGCGCACAAAACAGTGAAGTTTTTGTTAAAACTTGTAATGATTGTGGCTGCTTAGGTTGTGAACATGAAAAAACCGAAGAAGCTGAGTAAAGGACCACCACCTAAAAGAGGACCACTCCCACAAGGGTTGCAAATAAATTACAATAAGATACAAATAGTTAAGACAATCAAAAAAGGAACTTAACTATGAAACACAGTTATTTTAAAATTCCTGGGTGGTTCAACTACTCAGAAACCTACGATATGATTGTTGATCAAATACCTGAGGACGGGAAGATCGTAGAAATAGGGTCATTCATGGGTAGATCAACACATTATTTAGCAACATCTTTGATGAATGCAAATAAAGAACATGTAAAAATTTATGCAATAGATACTTTTGAAGGTTCATCTGAGCATATTAATCTTAAAATACCTAGAGACTTCTCATCAATATTTAAAGAAAATTTAAAATTTTTTATTGGTAGAGAAATGGTTATACCTATGCAAGGTAGATCTGATGATCCTGAAATACTAAACAAGTTTAAAGATGAAGATATTGATTACATTATGGTAGATGGTGCACATGAATATGAGCCTGTCCTTGATGACATGGAAAATTGGTGGCCAAAACTTAAAAAAAACGGAGTGATGTTTGGAGATGATTATAACTTAGAGTCTGTTAAAACTGCTGTAAAAGAGCGTATGACCACTCTTAAAACACATGGGTATAGTGTAAATGGTAGCATGGAACAAACATGGTTTACTAGTAAAAATGAAGACTATAAAAAATTTGAAAAATGTGTTCCTGGTATGAATAGTCTTAAATGAGCACAAGAATAATTTACGAATACCAAAAACAAATAAAACTACAGAGAGAACAACTTCATGAATATTTGACACAAGGGGTTGAAAATTTTGAGGAATATAAGTATATTCAGGGTAAGTTACATATGGTTGACATATGCCAACAGGAGCTTTCTCGCCTGCTGGACGAAGAGGAGAAAATAGATGACTAAAACATTATATGTGCCTGATCACATTATGAAAAAATATAACAACCCAAATGAGGGTGTGAAGGCAGATAGAACAGAATTACAAAAATTACCAAAACCAGTCGGTTGGCGAATATTGGTATTACCTTTTAAAGCAAAACAACAAACCAAAGGTGGAGTTTTACTGACAGATAAAACTATTGAAGACTCACAACTGACAGCATCAGTCGCTCTAGTATTAGATGTTGGTGATGATGCATATGCAGATAAAGAAAAGTTTCCTAATGGACCTTGGTGTAAACAAGGTGATTGGGTCGTGTTTGGCAGATACGCAGGATCAA